GAAGACTAGCAGCACCACCTATGACACAAACGTGTACGGACCCAAAGGCGACATTATCGTTGCCGCGTTGTCACGAGAGGTTCCTAAGGTTGAGTTCTTCCCAGCAAACCCAGATTACGGTCCAGACCAAGTAGCGTCAGAGGAAGCCGATAGGTTCAAAGATATTTGGGCAAGAAACAATAACCTTCATGCACTCCTTGTGGATTGCTCCAGAATGTTCTGGAACGAAGGCCGAGTCCTTATGTGGACTCGCTACGAACTCAACGGACAGAAATATGGATTCGAAGGAGACGTTAAGGCACCTACTGTACCGGAAGACGAGCAAAATCCACCTGATGGCACGCCAACTGGGCAGACTGCTTTGGATGAAGTGCTGGGCCTTGAAACGTCTGAAGAGAAAACCTCAGGCGATGTAGAAGATTTACTAAACGCCGCAGGGTCAGAAAGTGAAGATAAAAAACCTTTAGGTCGGGAAGTCACAACCTGTCACGGAAAACTTGATCACAAGGTTCCGATTGCTATCGATGATTTTCACGACATGCCGTTCGTGCAACTTTCCCTTGACTTGGACGTATCCACAGCACGAGGAATGTTCCCATGGATTGCAGACAAGATTAACCCCGGTACCGATGGAATGTCGGAGACGCAACTTGACCGCATCGCACGTGAAAACGTGAGACAGGCGGTACTCGGTGCGTACGTCACTGGAGACTCGTTGGAACGGCACACCACTGTGAAGTTTACATGGTTCCGTCCCTCTATGTTTTTAGATCAAGGCGTAAGCGATGAAGCTAAAGCAGAGCTGCTGGAAGTGTTCCCCAACGGAGCACTACTTGCACGCGCAGGGGCAGAATTTGCATTTGCTAGAAACGAGAGCATGGATGATCACTTAGTGATCGGGCATCCTCTCCCCGGTAAAGGACAGAACAGACGTACATTAGGTTCCGCACTCATCTCCATTCAGAAGCGTATAAATGACTGGGTGGACTTGCTGGATGATTTCTTCAAACGAACCGTCCCTAAGAAGTGGATGAACGCTGAAGCTTTCGATATGGAAGCCGTAAAGAACGAGCCAAACGTCCCCGGTAGCATCGGGCCGTTCCAAGTTCAACCCGGACTGACAACGATGGATCAGTACGTATTTGTAGAGCCGACTCCGCAGCCACAACCTGCGCTGCCCGACTTCATCAAATGGTTCATTACGAACTTGTCGGAGGAAATATCAGGAGCACTACCTTCTTTGTTCGGTGCGGCTACGGGGGAACAAACTGTAGGCAACCCACAGATTCAAAGAGACCAAGCATTGCAACGCATCGGATGTCCATGGAATAACATTCAGGACATGTTTGCTGCGGCTGCAGAACAGGCTGTTCGTTGCGCAGCCGAATGTAGAGATGGCAAGGAAATCAAACAGAACATACCCGGACGTGGCAACTTAACGGTCAACACCGCAAACTTGCTCGCTGGTAAGGTTTTGTGTTATGCTGAATCGAACCCAGCATTTCCCGAATCTTGGCAGCAGAAAGAAGCCAAAATAGAGAACATGATTTCCATGAGTGCGTCTAATCCGTTATTGGCCCAGTGGTTCTTAGGTCCGTCAAACTTGGCGGAAGTAGCCAGCGGTTTGCGCATGAAGAAGTTCAAAGTAGTAGGTGCCACATCGGTCACCAAGCAGCGCAACGAATTTGAGTTGTTGTTGCGTAAAGGTCCGATGGACAATCCGCAGTTCTTGAACATGCAATCCGCTATGCAGAAAGCACAGGCGGGAGTACAGCAAGCGCAAGTGACGGGGCAACAAGTTCCGCCTGAAGCGCAAGCAATGATGGCTCAGGTACAGCAGGCAATACAGGCTACGCCTCCGCAAATCAGTACGATTCAAGTTGCACAAGACGAAAGCGAAAACCACATAGTCGAGGCGAACGAGTGCTTCGAGTGGATGAATGATACCGATGGTCAGAAGTTTAAGAGTGGAACACCCGAGCAGCAAGCAGGGTATGCAAACGTACACCTGCACTGGCAAGCACACGTTGCTATGGCAAAGAAGATCATGGCAGCTAATAAACCACCGGAGAAACCACCTAGTGAGAGCTTTTCGGCTGACGTTTCAAAGATGCCACCGGAAGTTGCTACGCAGATGCTCGCTAAGATGGGCATACAAAGTACCCCCGCTGTATTCCAACAGCAAGCGGACACTGCTCTTCAGCATAAGGTGGCTGGGAAAGCAATTCCCGAAGCCTTGAAGCAACCAAATGAACCAGCAAGACCGAACACACAACCAGCACCTGCACCCGGAGCAGAACAACCCCGTCAACTGAGGAGATAACATGGCTAAGACCCTGGTAGGTTTATTGCAACGCCATGGGGATACAGAGGCCAACGAAGCCAATGTGTTCAGGAGTAGACTTGATCCTCCTCTGAATAACGAGGGAATAAAGCAAGCCGAGGCTGCGGCAAAGAGTATTGCGAAGATGAAGGGGATGAAGATCAAGAAGATCGTATCATCCCCCATGCTTCGCGCTCTGCAAACCGCCGATATAATCAGTGAGGAATTGGGACTAAAAACAGTTCAAGATCGGGGTTTGATATCCTGGAATTTAGGATTCTTGACAGGCATGGACAAGGACAAGTACAAAGATGTTCTGGACTTGTACATTGACAACCCAAAGGTACCAGTACCAGATGGGGAATCCCTGGACGATTTGGAAACTCGCTTGGAAGAATTCATGGATGAAGAACTCAGAACAGAAGGCACTATCTACGTGACCCACAATTCCAACTGTGTGACCATCGAAAACCTTATCAGGGGCAATAAAGATGGAAGACCAGAAAGCGGTGAGAAAAGTGTGGAGCCTGGAGGTACCATTGGAATATACGTGGATGATAACGGGACTTACAGTACCGAAGTTCTGTTTGGAGTCGAAGACAAAGCAGCCTTCGTCTCCTAAGTATCCTGGATGGTGGGAAGATGCATCATTCTTCAGAGACTCAGAATAAACTCAGAAAAGGACTCAAATGGCAGACGCATTAGTTGATTTTGCATCCCTAGATTCAGCAGTGGATGCGCCCGTAGTAGACTCAGCAGTAACTGAACCAGTTGTAGACGCACCCGTTGACGCACCTGTTGTAGATGAACCTGCGGCACCGGAGGCTGGTAAGGAAACCGAAACCCACAACGTAGATGGCTCAGAAAAATCTGATGAAGAAAAAGCCACATTCAAGACTGCCGCAGCAAAGGCAGAGTCTGATAAGGCAATTGATACCAAGGCTACACCCGAGAACGTTCGCAAAGGTCTCAAAGCATTCCGCGATGCAGACCCCGCTAAGAACGGTGCGATTGTTAAGGAACTTCATGGCGCGTACGAGCGGTTCAATGCGTACAAGACGGAGTTTCCCACGGTTCAGGCTGCTAAAGAAGCCAAAGCATTCATCGAGTCAATCGGTGGAGAAGAAGGCTACACCAAGCTGAATGAATCCATTGATGCCGTCAAGGCAACAGATGAACTTCTGTACGCCGCAGACCCGCAACTTTGGAAGAATGTGCTTGAAGATTTGAAGGCATCGGGGCATCCCGAAGCGTTTGGTAAGTTGGCCCCGGCATATTTGTCCGAACTCAAAGTGCATGATGCCGATGCTTATTACAATACGTTCAAGCCACATTTCTTCAACGGGCTCAAAGAGTCCCGCATGGATGTGATGTTGAACAGCTTGACCGCTGCTTTAGGTGCCAAGGATGCCGAAGGAAAAGCCGCACCAGATGTGAAGTCCATTGCCTCATTAGTTCAGAATATGAACTCATGGTACAAGGACATCGAAGCGGAAGAACAATCTAGAACCAAGGAACCAGAAGTAAGCGTAGAGCAGAAGAAGTTCTTGGAAGAGAAAGCTGCATTTGAGAAAACCAAGAGTGCAGATGCTCAAGAAAAAATAACGAACTGGGAAAACAGCGTTGCCGAGACCGCAGAGAAGAACAACAATGTCACGCTGGGCGCAGCTTTGAAGCCGTTTCTCAAAATGCCTTTCTTCAAAGACTTCCAACGGGAAACAAAAATTGATCTGGGAAACGGCATTAAGGAAGACCTGTACGCCGCGCTAAAAGCCGACAAGGCGTATCAAACCCAGATGGCAGCGCTATGGAAGGGTGGAAACAACGCAGCCAACAACGCTAAGATTCAGAAGTTCCATCAGGACTGGCTGAATGACAATGCTGTACGACTTGTAACCAAGACTGTACAGAGGCGCTATCCCGGTTACGCCAAAGGTGGCAGTGCCGCTGGAAGAGTAGCCGCCGCTGCCGAGAAGAAGACGGCAGACACCAAAGCTGGTGTAGCATCGGTTACGAATAACAAGCCGATCTACGTTGCAAGCCGCCCAGCGAACCTTATACGTGAGACAGTTACGGTAGGCGGCAGAGAGTACAAACCTAACGATCTGCAAATGATGCAGATTGCTGGGCGTGGTTTTGTTAAAAGCACGGACGGCAAGAGTTATCGGCTTGTCACGTGGCGCAAATAATTCATAGGAGAAACTAAATGTCACAAAATTCAGGACCGAACACACGTGATGGCCGCCCGATCAATGTCAACGACCAAGCAACTATCGCTGCTTTCGTAACCGTAGTCCCGACTAACGTTGGGCCGACTACGTTGATCACCGTACAGTTGCAAGGTTCCGGCTTGACCGTTCAGGTTCAGGCACAGGACATCAGTGCCACAACCCAGACACTGTAATTCGAGTACGCGAACGTACAAGCGCCGTGTGAATCGGCGCACATTTTAGAATCAACTTTGATCTAAACACTACCAAAGCCCGAACGGTCTCGAAGACTTTAATCTCGATAAGGCGGAGGCGTGGCAAGAAATAGTACTGACTCAGCGCTAGGCCTGTACGTTCTCAGAAACGTGCAATGTGGTACTTTGTTTTAGGGACTTAATTTTATATGGCGTTATTGGAAGCTGCTGTAGAAGCAGTTGAACTCGACGCGTTTGCCAAGGAAATTCCTGATTTGGTTTTCCACGGCACAACCGCCTATAGCCTGTTCAAGGCCGAAGCAACAAAGATTCCTGTGTCTAACCAGTCTAACGCTGGCGGAACACAGCGTGCATCATTCCGCGTGCCCTTCCGGGTGCAGTCCGGTGCAGGCATCAGTCAGGGAACAGGCAACGCAGATTCTATGCTGCGTGGTTCTGGTTCTCAGTGGGCGTCGTTCGCATTGGCCCCGGTGTACCTCTTCAACGTCTGCGAAATTTCGTGGCTTGCGCAAGCTTCCACGGACTCCAAGCAGAAGGGCCTGTTCGCCGTTAAGGCGCAGGAAATGAAGAATTCGCTGGATTCCGCCATGCAGGGTATCGAAGGTTTGATCAACTCGGATGGCTCGGGTATGATCGATCAGATTCCCGCAACGGCAGTCATCGTTCTGGCAGGCGGAACCCCCGCCGCGCAGACGGCCAGCATTTCCCCCGTTAACGTTGCAGTGGCTTTCACTGACCAGCAAGTCGTGAAGTTCTACAGCGTGGGTGGCGTGCAGCGCGTTGGTGGAGCTACCACAGCGACCATCAGCTATTCTGACGGCCCCAGCAACACTCTGTATTTCAGCACCGCTCTGCCCTCTGACGTGGTCGCAACCGACTACATCGTGGTCAACGGCGCGTCGTACGGCTCTGGAAACTCCATTCTGGGCATCAAGGCTTGGGATGTGAACTCCAACACCGGCACCATCGGTGGGTTGAACCGCAACGCATACCCTGGACGTTTGAGCACTCCTACCATTAACTTGGGTGGAGCTGCGATTACCCCTGGTATCGCGCAGCGTTCGGAAGTACTGTTGGGCCGCGCTCTTGGGCCGGATGCCGACTCGATCAAGTCGGGCATTTGGTACGGGCCGCCTGAACAGGCTTTCGCTCAGTCCAACCTGATGTACAATGTTCAGGTCATGCAGTTGCAAGGCAAAGCGCTGGAAGGCGACAAGACTGCTGACATGTCCAAGAAGTACTTCAGCGACAACTTTGGTGGACGCAAGTACCACAAGAGTTGGACTGCAGTGCCGAACCG